TTAGAAGTCCTCGCTGCGCCAGACCTTCAGCACGCGGCCGAAGACCTCGAAATCCATGCCTTCGGTGATGTCCCAGGCATCGTACTTGGTGTTTTCGGACTTGGCGCGCACCACCAGCCCGTTGGCGGTGGGGATGCGCTGCAGTCGCTTGATGAAGCCCTCGCTGCCGACGCGGAAGAAATAGATGGCGTCGTACTCGACGGCCTGCACGCCACGGTCGACGATCAGCGGATCGCCGGGGTTGAACATGGGACGCATGGAGTCGCCGAAACCCGTGACGATGCACAGGTTCTTCGAGGCGGAATAGCCGCGGACGTTCTTTTGCAGCCATTCGGGGCTGACGTTCCAGCTCTGGATGACGCCGGGCTGGTCGCGCAGTTCCAGGCCATTGCCCATTGCGCCGCCGGTATCGAACTGGGCGATGAGGACGTTGCCGTGATCGGGCCTGCCCAGCCGCGGCGCGTGGAAGGAGACAAGCCGGGCCGCGGGCTCGTCCGCGATGACGTCGGGGGCAAGCTCGCGCCACAGGTCGGGGTGGGCGGTGTCCATCCAGTGCGCCGGCTGGCCCAGCCCCGTGGCGAGCTTGGCGGCCAGCGCGTCGCCGACCCGGCGCGGGTTCTTGTCCCGCTTGCCCTGGAACCCCTGAAGGATCTGGTCCAGGTACTTGCGACTGACGCCGGCGCGTTCGGCCAGGCGCTCGACGCCGCCCGCCTCGTGCACGGCGTACTTGAGATTGTTCAGTCGTATCGAGCGGATATCCATGGTAGCGATAGTAGCAATCCGCTACCCGAAAGTACAGTAGCGATTCGCTGTTGATTTTTGGGTAGCGACTCGCTACCATGGCTTTCATCCTGGAGATAGTCGGGCCGGCCGCAAGTCATCGCGCAGATGGCCTGCGGTTCATACGGATGCGGCGGGGCTCGCCGTCGCGTCCGTGGTGATCGGGGGGAACCGGCAGATGTGACCCATCATCGCTACCCAGGTAGCGATTACCCGCCGCCGACCTTCTCGGGAATATGACGAACGGCAAACTTGCATCAAGGAAAAAAAGCATGGACAAGCGTCTTGGCGGGGAGGCATCCCAATGAAATATGCAACCGAAGTGCTGGATCTCATGGCGGCGGCGCCGGGGCGTCCGTGGCGCATGGCGGACCTGGTGCGCGGCGCGTCCGGCGCGCGCGAGCTGACGCGGCGCGAACGCAACGCGATGCGACAGGCGATCCTGCGGGTGCTCGAAGCCTTGCACGAGGGCGGCCAGGTGGCCCGCATCGAGCACGCCCGCAACTCGCTGACCTACGTCTGGGGCGAAGTGCGACGCGAGGGGGATTGCCTGCGCGCCTGATGGGGCGGCAGAATGCATCCATGTCGTCGCGTCACCCGCCGACGATCCGTCCAAGCGCCGACGCGCTGGCGCGCAGCAGAAACAGGCCCGCTCAAACCGCGGGCCTTTTTTATGAGAGGGTACGTTCGTGCGAAGGCGCCATTCATGAAGCGGCGTGAGGCGGGGCCGTGCCAGGCACGCACCAGGCATGCACCAGGCACATACCCCGGGCAGACACCCTGCGCGCACCAGGTACATACCAGGTACCAGGCACACGGCAGACACACGCCAGACACACGCCAGACACATCTGGCACCCGTCTGGCACCCGTCTGGCACCCGTCTGGCACAAGCCAGGCTCACGCGAAACGCCCGCCGGATAACGCTGCAACGCGGTGCGACATGCGGGGATTGCTTCGGCGGCAGGTGTTGCGCCACAATTCGGTCATGGCGTCGCGGTTCACGCCGACGGACTCTCCAGGCAGCAGCAAGCCCGCAACAAGCAACAGGCAGGCAAGCGACAAGCAAGCAGCAATAAGCAAGCAACATACAAACAAGCCAGCAGCAAGCAACAAATAAGCTAGCAGCCAGCAGCAAGCAACAAACAAGCAAGCAACAAACCAACCAGGCCCGCCGACAGCGGGCCTTATTTATGAGAGGGTACGTGTGCCCGGCCACCGGGCCGGAAGACGGTTGAATCGCCGGATGCGCGTCTCCCAGGTTCTTTGCAGTTCCCCGATACAGGCTCGCCGCAGGCGGGCCTTTTTCATTTGCGCGCCCCGCGTTCTCTTCGAGAGCGCGGGGCGTTTTGTTAGGCGCCGCCCGCAAGGCGGGGCCCAGCGGCCTGCCGCCTCGCCGTTCCTTCCATGACCGGGCCTTTCTCCCGCCCGCGGTGACCTGGAATGGCTCGAGGCGGCAGCCCGGTGGGCGACAGCCGGAATCCGCCGCAACCCGGCCGCACGCATCACGCAACGCGGCACCGCGCCGATGGCGCAGCAAAGTCGGCGTTCCGCCTCCAGGCCTCTGGATTCCCCCAAACCCGCCCTCGGGCATCTCAACACGACAAAGGAGCGACGCATGGCGAACAGTTCGGCCACCGGCGGCTACCTGGCGCCGATCGCCATTTCTCCGCCCCTGGAGGATGCCGAGCTCGAGGCGCTGTTCCAAGGGTTCATCGCCGGCGTGGCCGGCCTGCCCCTTGACCTGGTTCGTACGCGCTGGCCTGCCGCCGGCGTGGAACCGCCCGCGCAGACCGAGACCTGGTGCCTGATGGACATCCGGTCGCAAACCGCGGACGCCGGCCCGGTTGTCACCCACGACCCGGCCGGGGAAGGATCTGATTCATACGTTCGGCACGAACAGATCGAGGTGCTTTGCTCGATGTTCGGGCCGCGCGCGCTGCGCCACGCGGCGCTGCTGCGCGACGGCGCCGCCGTGCCGCAGAACCGCGAGCCCTTGCTGGCGCAAGGCATGGCGGTGAGCGGCGCGGGGCCGATCGTGGCCATGCACGAACTGGTGAATCAGCAGTGGATACGGCAGTTCGACATGACCCTGCGTTTTGCGCGCCGGGTCGCGCGCAGCTATCCGGTCCTGAATCTCCTGTCGGCGCAGGTCACGACGCATGCCGCGTCGCTGTCCCCGACGGACAACATCAACCACCTTGCAGATTAAGGGATTTACCATGGCTAATGGATTGCCGGTATCACGCCTGATCAACGTCACGATCAACATGTCGCCGCTCGCGGCGCAAGGCGCGAGCCTGAACACCGCGCTGCTGCTGGGCTCGTCCGCGGTCATCGACACCGGCGAGCGCATGCGCTCCTATGGCGGCATCGACGCCGTCGCCGCCGACTTCGGCACCGGCGCGCCCGAGTACCGCGCGGCCCTGCTGTATTTCCAGCAGACGCCCCAACCCTCGCAGTTGTACATCGGCCGCTGGGCCAAGGGCGCGACCTCGGCCACGCTGCGCGGCGCCGTGCTGTCGGCCGCCGAGAAGCAGATGTCGGCCTGGACCGCGGTGACCGCGGGCGCCTTCACGCTGACCGTCGACGGCACCGCCAAGACGGTTAACGGCCTGGACTTCTCCGGCGCCACCAACCTGAACGGCGTCGCCGCGATCATCTCGACGGCCCTGGCGTCGGCCTCGGTGCTGTGGAACGGCGCGCAGTTCGTCGTGACCTCGAACACCTCCGGCGCGACCTCGACGCTGGGCTACGCCACGGCCGCGGGCACCGGCACCGACATCTCGTCGATGCTGGGCCTGACCGCGGGCAAGGCCTCGACGCCCGTCGCCGGCATCGTCGCCGAAACGCCGGTGGACGCCGTGTCGCTGTTCCTGGACCGCTTCGCCAACAAGTTCCTGGGCCTGGCCTTCGCCGACGCCGACATCACCGACGCCCAGCACCTGGCCGTGGCCGGCCTGATCGAGGCCGACCAGCGCCATCTGTACGGCGTGTCAACCCAGGCGCCGCAGGTGCTCGATCCGACCCACCACGACGACATCGCCAGCCAGCTGAAGGCGCTGAAGTACAAGTACTCGATCGTGCAGTTCTCCAGCGCCAGTCCGTACGCGGTGGCCTCGCTGCTGGGCCGCCTGCTGACGGTGAACTTCAACGCCAACAACACCACCATCACGCTGATGTACAAGCAGGAACCCGGCATCGTCGCCGAGACCCTGACCAGCAGCCAGGCCGATACGCTGGCCGCCAAGAACTGCAACGTGTTCGTCAACTACGACAACGACACGGCCATCATCCAGTACGGCGTGACGCCCAGCGGCATCTTCATCGACTCGGTCTACAACGCGATCTGGTTCCGCAATCGCGTCCAGACCGACGTCTACAACCTGCTGTACACCAGCCCGACCAAGGTGCCGCAGACCGACGCCGGCAACCAGCTGATCGCCTCGGTGATCGAGGCCGCGTGCGAGGCCGCCGTCAACAACGGCTACCTGGCCCCGGGCGTGTGGAACTCGGCCGGCTTCGGCGCCCTCAAGCAGGGCGACACGCTGGCCAAGGGTTACTACGTCTACGCGCCGGCGATCGCCACCCAGTCGCAGGCCGACCGCGAAGCGCGCAAGGCCGTCCCGTTCCAGGTCGCCGCCAAGGAAGCCGGCGCCATCCACACCGTCGACGTTCTGGTCACGGTCAACCGCTAAACAGGAGTAGCAGATGTCTACCTATTCGTTCGCTGATATCAGCGCCAGTCTCGTGGGCCCGGGCGGGGCGATCTCGCTGGGTTCCGGCTCGGGCGTGGCCGATGAAGGCATCGCCATCGCCGCCAAGAGCGAAAAGAGCGCCATGACGGTGGGCGCCGATGGCGAAGTCATGCACACGCTGCGCGCCGACAAGAGCGGCACCGTGACGCTGAGCTACCTGAAGACCTCGCCCGTCAATGCCCAGCTGCAGGCGCTGTACGACGCCCAGTCGCTGGACAGCCGCCTGTGGGGCAAGAACCTGATCACCATCACCAATCCGGCCACGGGCGACGTGACGGCGTGCCGTTCGTGCGCCTTCAGCAAGAAGCCCGACCTGACCTACAAGAAGGACGGCGACGTGGTGAAGTGGACCTTCGACGCCGCGAAGATCGACACGATCCTGGGAACCTACTAAGCCATGTCGCAGGAACTTGATCTGAACGGCCACCGGTACTCCATCGGGAAACTGAGCGCCAAGCAACAGTTCCACGTGTCGCGCCGCATCGCTCCGATCGTTCCTACGCTGATCCCCGTGTTCGTCCGCCTCGCGGCGGGCGGGCGCGGGATCACCGAGGATCCGGGCGGCATGGCCGATGTCCTGCAACCGCTGGCCGACGGCCTGGCGGCGATGAAGGACGAGGACGCCGACTATGTGCTGGACACCTGCATGCAGGCGGTCCAGCGCCGGCAGGAGCATGGCTGGACCGCCATCTGGTCGGCAAGCCAGCGCGTGCCGATGTTCCAGGACATCGACCTGGCGGTGATGCTGCCGCTGGCGGTGCGCGTCATCGTGGCAAGCCTCGGGCCTTTTATTCAAGGGCTGCTTACCAGCCAGACCGGCAGCCCCGAGGCGACACAGGCTGGCTGAAGAGCCTGCCCGGTGGCGAGGACTGGTTGCTGGCGCCGGTCCTCGAGGGGCTCTGCAAGTACGAGTCCCTCAAGGACGGCACCCTGGACCTGGCCGACATCGCGCTGCTGAACGACGCGTTGTCGGTGCGGGCAGACAACAAGGCGGAAGCGTACCGCCGCCACATGGCAGAAAAAAATGGCTAATACAACCGTGCCCATCGATCCGTCGGGGTTGATCGGCATATTCAAGATCGACAAGGACGACCTGAAAGACCTCAAGCAGGCGATCGGCGACTCGCGCAAGCAGAGCCTGGCCGACGCGCTGGCGGTGTTCGCGGGGCGGGCCAAGAGCGTTGTCGACTTCGCCGAAAACAAGATCGCCCAGTTCGAGCAAGGCTATTTCGCCGCCAAGCTGGGCGGCACATCGGGCCGGGACATGCGGGCGCTGGAGACGGTGGCGCAGGACTTCGGTGTCTCCGTCGAAGCAATGCGCAACAGTACCCAGGCGCTGCACCGCAACGTGCGCGACGATCCCAAGATCGCCGCGCTGCTGGAACAGCTGCACATCTCGTCGAGCGATGGCGCGGGCGCCCAGCGCAACAGCGCCGACCTGATGCTGGAGCTGAGCGACGCGCTCAAACGCATGGATCCGGCGCAGGCCCGGGCGACGGGCCAGGGCCTGGGGCTGGACCCAGGC